ATTGCGATAGTTGTACAATATAGAAAGGTAACTTATGGCATATTTGTGTGTCAATACACCTCATGTTGATGTGTATGTTAAGAAAGAATATCTATATGATGGTAATAGAGGACATGGTGAATTAGTTGAGGGTGTATGGGTAACAGCTAAGTCTATTCAAGGTAGAGCATTATATTTTGAAACATATATTCCAGAATATGGTGCTTTGTATGACAAGTTGCCAATTAGTGCATTTGTATGGAAAAAAGATTATGAAGGAGAAGTACCTTTAACAGAATTACAGTTATGGGATTGTTTTAGTTATGATATTGCAATTATTGAAAAACAAATGCTTAGTGGCAATCAATGTAAATATTTGTCGCCAAGTAAAAAATGGTATAAGGGTTGGTACATGTTTACAATAGACAATGCTAACTCAACAAATTTAGAAAGAAATGTAACTTATAGTGAAGTACCGTCACAACATAAGTCATTTAATATTCTAAAGTTAGAGAACGGCTATTTTGCAGCTCAACCTAACAATAGAGTGATATTCTATGATAAGAGTTATACTCCTAGCGAGTTGAAGTTTCCAGACTTCAATGTGTCCACTAAAGAGTATAGTGTAGAATGTGAACAAAAATGGACAGCAGGTGATGACGATAAATTCTTTTATGATTTAGAGGAGAGAAAAGAGTAATGGCTAAAAGCGTATTCAGTAAAGAAAAAGGACTAGACTTCACAAAACAACCTATGTTTTTTGGTGAGGACTTACAAGTACAACAATATAGTGATATGAAATACCCTATATTTGATAAATTAAACCAACAACAATTAGGTTATTTTTGGAGACCAGAGGAAGTTTCTTTACAGAAAGATAGAAACGATTATCAAGAATTATCTCCTCAACAAAAGTTTATTTTTACTTCTAACTTGAAGTATCAAACTATGTTAGATAGTGTACAAGGTAGAGGTCCATGTTTGGCCTTTTTACCATTTGTATCTAATCCTGAATTAGAAGGCTGCATTGTCACATGGGATTTCATGGAAACAATTCACAGTAGAAGTTATACATACATTATCAAAAATCTATACTCACAACCTAGTGAAGTGTTTGATACAATTATTGAAGATGAAAAGATTGAAAAGAGAAGTAAATCAGTTACACAAACCTATGATGAATTAATTGAATTAGGTTATAGATGGCATTTAGATAAGAGTAAAGTTGACCTTTATGAACTTAAAAAGAAAATGTATCTTGCAATGGTAACTGTAAACATTTTAGAAGGCCTTAGATTCTATGTATCGTTTGCTTGTTCGTTTGCATTTGGTGAACTTAAATTACTTGAAGGTTCTGCTAAGATTATTTCTTTTATTGCAAGAGATGAAAGTCAACACCTTGCAATGTCACAAACAGTTATCAATAATTGGCATGACCGTAATGATGATAAAGATATGTTAAAGATTAGAAAAGAAGTAGAACAAGAAGTTTACAAAATGTATGATGACGCATTACAGGAGGAAAAGCGTTGGGCAACACATCTATTTTCTCAAGGAAGTATGATTGGATTATCAGAAAAACTGTTACACCAATTTGTAGAATACATGGCGAACAGACGAATGAAAAGTATCGGACTAGAGCCAAGATACGAACAAAAATCAAACCCTTTACCGTGGGTAGACCATTGGTTGAATTCAAAGGGTACACAAAACGCACCACAAGAAACAGAAATTGAGTCCTATGTTATTGGTGGTATTAAACAAGATGTTAAAAAGGACCAATTCAAAGCATTTAAACTATAATGGAAAAAGCAATCAAAAAGTGTTCCTCATGTGAGACTAAATATACCGTACAATGGGATATTGAAGAGCAAGATTTAGAACCTCTTACATGCCCATTTTGTGGATATGAGGTAGAAAATGAAGAAGACCAACCAGAAGAAGTCTGGACTAACGAAAACGAAGACGACAATTGGGATTGATTATAGTTTAACAAGTCCAGCTGTGTGTTTAGATAATGGAAACTTGATGTTTTATTATCTAACAAATAAGAAAAAGTGGATTGGTCAAATGAGTGAGGATATAATTGGTTATGAACATAAAGAGTGGACTGACCCTATACAAAGATTTACTTACATATCTGATTTTGTGTTTGATATTATCGGTTCGCTTGTTAATCCTGAAATTTACATTGAGGGTTATTCTTTTGGTTCTAAAGGCCAAGGTCTTTTTCAAATCGCTGAAAATTGTGGCATACTCAAATATAGACTTCTCGAAAAAGGTTATACATATAATACCGTTGTACCAAGCGTTGTTAAAAAAGGTGCTACAGGTAAAGGTAACGCAGACAAAGACATGATGTATGAGGCATTTGTGAGAGATACTAATATTGATTTGAAGAAAATATTTGATACAGATAAAGTTGGTAATCCTATATCAGATATTGCAGATAGTTATTTTATACAAAAGGTTGGTTATGATAATTTATTGTGCAGCTGATAGAAAATATTTTGATTTATATTTTGACTTGTGGGAAAAACAAACAAGTAAAATCTATCCTGAATTAAAAAGACATATAGCATTACATAATCCTACAGATAAACAAAAACAAAAGTGTTATGATAATAGTATTGACTTTAATGATATTACAGAATGGTTTCCAGAAAATCCTACCAAAAATCATTTTTACTTATTGCGTTGGTTATATTTACCTTATCTCTATCAACAAAACATTTTAGAAACACAAATCAATTGTTTGCCCGTAAAAGAAATGAATTTACCTACAAAAATAGAAGTTGACCAATGGCGAATATCAAGGCCAAAAAGAGGTAGTCTTGGTGGTGTATCAGCAGCTATATTTACACCAGAAGCTGCAAGAAAAGTTGTAGACCAAGCAATATTAATGTTAAAAAATCCACCCGAATCCGACCACCCTATGAATATGTGGCAGATAGAAAACTTAACTCAACACCAAGAAAAGTGCGAACATCAAATTAAAGAAAAAGATTTATTACCAGAGGCAGTTTTACCTGATTATACATATTGGATAACAGCTAGAACATCTACCACATGGTCGCATGAAAAAAAATTAGAGGCATTAAGAAAATTTATATGAAATTAACAGTTATACTACCATCAGCAGGTAAAGGCACAAGATTAAATCTACCCTACCCTAAAGAGATATTAAGATTAGATAATGACAATGCTTTAATTGACAATTGTTTTAATTTTTTCAAAGATTATGGTAGAAACCAAGTAGAGTTTGTTGTAGTTATAAATGAAGACAAGACAGATTTAATTAAATATCTTTCAAAGTATAAAGACAGATATAATATATCATTTTGTTTTCAAAACCCTAGTGAAAAAGAATATACAGGTGCAATCAAAAGTGCCTATCATTTATTTGGTGAACATAATATAGTATTATTACCAGATACATTGATGAAGTTACAGCCAGGTAAAGATTTATATACTTTAGTTACAGAGGCATTAGAAGAAACTGGTTTTAGTTTTTTAATTAAGAAAGAAGATAGTAAAGAAGTTTTAAAAACAAAAGGTGCAATCTATGTAAATGAAGAAGGTAATGTAGTTGAATATGAAGATAAACCAACAGACAGAGTTGATTATTACAATTCTTTTTGGTGTGCCTTTGCATTTAGAAGAAGAAACTTTTATGAGTGTATAAATTTTATGGAAAAATCTACACTTAAACAGAAACACACACAAAACGAAATCACACAAACACCATTATTTGGTAGTAAAGTAATTGAAGTTGCAAACTATATTGATTTAGGTACATGGCCTGAAATTAGGAGATTATTGATAGATTATGAAAAAGATAATAACTGATTGTGATGGTGTTCTTTTAGATTGGGCATTTGCTTTTGATGTCTGGATGAGAGAGCAAGGTTACTTTAGATTACCAAATACAGACAACCACTTTCATCAATCTAAACGATACGGTATACCCGAAGAAGAGGCATTAGAAAAGGTGCATGAGTTTAATCAAACAGGTGCATTAGGTTTTATACCAGCATTTAAAGATAGTGTAGAGTATGTAACAAGACTAGCAAGAGAAGGTTGGCGTTTTGATGTTGTTACTATGATAGGTAAAGATAAGTATGCTCACAGATTAAGAAAAATAAATTTACAACATCTATTTGGTGATGTGTTTGATGAAATATATTGTGCTGGTGATTTTACAAAACCAAAAAAAGAAATATTAAAACCATATGCAGATACTAATTATATATGGATAGAAGATAGACTAGACTATGCAAAAGACGGACAAGAGGTCGGTTTAGATACCATAGTTATGGATTGGCCATACAACCGTGAGGGTTGGGAAGGCAAAAGAGTGAAGAGTTGGAGGGAAATTTATGACTACGCCACACATAGAAGCTAAAAAAGGAGATTACTCCGACATTGTATTATTACCAGGTGACCCATTAAGAGCTCAATGGATTGCAGACACATATTTAGATGAAGTAAAACAAGTAAACGGTGTTAGAAACTGTTTAGGTTTTACAGGTTATTTACATTGGAATGATAGTAAAAGACTTGTATCTGTACAAGGTGGTGGTATGGGTATGGCTTCAAATGCCATTTACATACATGAGTTATATAATTTTTATGATGTTCAAACTATTATTAGAGTTGGTAGTTGTGGCGGTATTCATAAAGATTTAAATGTAGGAGATATTGTTGCTGCTACCACAGCTCATACTGATAG